AAAAATGCGGATATATTAATGCTTTTAGTATTAAGCTTTGCTAAAGGTATTAAGTTTGGTGCAAATGGTAATGAAAGAAAAATTGCCTAGAGTGTAAAGCTCTAGGCGAGAATGTGGCGGTGATATAGTGATAGATATATTGGCATTAAAGACAGTACAAGAGGCTATTAGTTGTACAGCAGGCGTGCTTATTATAGTATATTTCGTTATGAGTATTATACATTTAATAAAAAAATGGTGATGATATGATACTAATTCAATTAATTAAAACTTTGATACTTATATTATTAATTATCGGCAGTTGGTATCTACCAATAGAGTTATTAATAAATATATGTTTAATCGTATTTATACCAGAAGAAATATATAAACTATATTTATGTTTAAAAAATAGTTAATCATTTTTATGAAAAACAATATATGCTTGTAAAAATACTAATATTACAAATAATTCAAGACCAAATGAACTTAAAAAGTTTTGTAAAGTTTCGTTTTGTGTAGAGTATATATTATTTATACCCTCTAATGTAATCAAAATAGAACCAGAACATGTTTTGGCTTTTTCTGTAGAAAGTATAGAGTTTATTTTCTTTTGTACAGTTTTACTTAAACTATCTATACGAAAAGATATTTTATGAAATAAAGCTTTTAAAATAGATTTTTTATCTTTTTCTGGTAAATCTATTATTATCTGTAATATAGGAGAAAGCTCTTGATATGTTTTTAGTGTAGTTGGGGAAATATCTGTCAAAATACGATTATAGGCAATGATGTTTTCATAATTAATAGGATAATTTTTATAAATAAAATTTTGTTGATGATTTAAGAAAGAAAATGTTTTATTAAATTGGGTATTTAATGTTTGTGATAAAACAGAAGCAATATTATTCATAAAAGCATAATGTGAATTATAATATGTGAAATGTGATGTTAATTGATTTATATATAATGGTTGAGGATATATTGGTACATTAGTTTGTGGTATAAATGTACTCGGAATATAAGGTGGCATTACTTGAGCTAGTTGCCAATTCATAGAGTTAATCATTTTTAATGATGTAGGAATGTTTATTTGAGGGATTGTTGCTGAACTTAATATAGAGGTAATAGAACGAGTAATATATTCTCTTTTTGATATTTGTTCAATCATAGGATTAATAGGATTTAATATTTGGTTCATTTGATTGTGCATGATGTTAGTATATAAAATTTTATTATTGATTAAGTGATTATACATTGTGGGAAATCCTTTCTGTATAGTAATTAGAGTAAATAAATGGGGGTTTATCTACTCAAGATTATTATATATGTAATGTAAGAAGTTTTAAAGAAAATAAATCGCCTAGAGTGTAAAGCTCTAGGCGAGAATGTGGCGGTGATAATTTGAGGGAAAAAGATATTTTTAGTTTAGGTAAAAATAATTAATTTTATTGGAGAAAGGACAATGTGTATGATGGAAATGGTAAAAATAAATGATAATTTTGATTTAAATGTTGAAATATATATAAATAGATATTCTGAAATAAAAGAAGCTGTAAAAGTATTATCTGAAGTACAAAAAGAATATAACTGTAATTGTGTATTAAATATAAAATGTAGTACAACGCCAAGAGGATAAATATTTTATTGAAAGGATAGATTTTATGAAAGAACAAAATATTATACCTACTTATACTGTTGATGAGTGTATTGAATTATTAAGAATAGCCATAAGAAATAACGTTGATGAAACATTACAGGATAAGATTTTTAGTAATACAAAAGTAATTGATACTAGCTGTATTGATAAATATGAAGTAATAAGAAAATGCTTTAAAGTTGTGGCAATAGCTAAAGAATTTGGTATAGGTAAAGAATTAAATGAATATATAGAAAGAGTTAATAAAAAAGAAACAGATGTATTGATATCAAAAATATCAAAAAGAATATATAAGATTATTAATGAAGAATTTGGTGGTGAATTAAATGAGAAAAATTGAAATAAGCTATTATCAAGGGAAAACGTTTTTAGATATGGCAAAGAAATTTTTTAGTAATCCTGAAATGCAAGCAGATTGTAAACGTTGGATAGAAGATGGACGATGTGATGCACTGATGAAAGAGATAGAAAAAAGTGAAAAAGAAAAGCACCATGAGCAAGCTCATAGTGCTTAAAGTTAGAAGATAACAGCTAAGTCCCATGAATTATTGCAGTAATTCATGGGACATTTTAAAAGCCACATATTTCACTACTAAAAATTATAAACTCTATGTGGCATAAAGTCAATTTTTTAAGGTTCATTTGAGCCTTTTACCACCTTGTTAAAGGTATTAATAAGATGAACAAATATAAATATTATGGGTGATATTATGGCTTATGTACATTTAAGAGTAATACTTAAAAATAAGATAGATAATTATAAATATTGTAGTGGAAGAATAGGCAAAAATATTATTAATGGACCAGCACAAGGAACAACACCAATAAGACAGCTTCGATATCAAGATAAAAGAGCGGAGCGTGTATGTGAGTGGAAATTAACAGAGAACTTTGAAGAAGATGATTTATGGATAACTTTGACATATCAGAAAGCTTCAGTAATAGACTCTGAAAAAGCAAGAAAAGATATAAGCCTTTTTTTAGCATATTTAAGACGAGCATATAAAAAAGAAAGTAATGAGCTTAGATATATTTATACAGCAGGTAGAGGAAAAAGAGGAAATATCCATTTTCATATGGTCTTAAATAAATTTGATACATCTGTAATTGCTAAAATTTGGAGAAATATTACAGATGGTGGTGTTCATTTTAGACATTTATATACAGAGTTTAATAATTATGGGCAAGTCAATTATAAAAAGATTGCTAATTATTTAATAAAGAATAGTCGTGAAACTTTTTATAGTACAGATAAAATTCATAAGAAACGTTTTTGTGCATCTATAAATTTAAAAATGCCACGTTTAGAAAAAAATATTATTAATGCTAAACAGTGGAAAAAAGAACCTACTACAATAAAGGGATATATTCTAGATAAAGAAAGTATTTATGATGGTTATGGTTGGCTTGATGAAGGTCATAAATGGGATTGTTGTCGAGTCCAACGGTATACACTGATAAGAATTGATGGTGGATATAAGCCACGATATAAAAATCATAAAATATTGGATATTCCAATGGGAGATGATGAATTTGCAGAAGAATAGAAGTCAAATAAGCAGAGTAAATAATGCTCAAGGTAAAAATTTTGAAAATCAAATTATGTCAGCTTGTCTTGGTTATTTATATGAAGGGCGAGCTTGTATAGATAAAATACCTGAGCCTTTTGGGGTAAGTAAAAAAGACCAACAAACAGGAATGTTTAAAGGTAGATTTTTTGGCAATAAGAAAGCACAGCCAGATTTTCAAGGGACACTTAAAGGTGGAAAATCTATTATTTTTGAAGCAAAAACAACAACGAAAGATAAAATATCATTAAAAGTATTATCTTCACATCAAGAAGCTTTGTTAGAAAAACATTATCAGTTAGGAGCTATAACGGCTGTATGTGTAGGAATTAATAATGATTTTTATTTTGTGCCTTATGCTTTGTGGCGGTTATGTAAAGAACAGTGGGATAGACAATATTTCACTAAAGAAGATTTGAAGGAATATAAAGTGCGTTTTAATGGTGCAGTAAATTTTTTAGATTTTGTAAATGGTAATAAAGTGGAATTTATGAAAGAGTTTGTAAAGGGGTAAATTATGATAAGTGATAATGAAGCGTCAAAAGCATATGAAACATTAAAAAAATATTGTAAGGAAAGAAGTCATTGTGAAGATTGTGCATTTTTAAAAAATGGGAAAAGTTGGGCATGGATAGATTTACCAAAAATGGATAATCCAAATTATGAAAAAGTAAGAGAATGTTTAAACACAGGTGAATATAAAATTAGTACGTTTTGCGGAGGAAAAGAGTGTATGTTAAAAGGTCGTCCACGATTTTGGGGAGATGAATAAAATATGGCAATGTGTGAACATACTTGGTTAGACGGAGAAGTTTGGAATTGTTGGCTGATGAAAAAGCCATGCCCTTTTATAAAACCAGAATATAACGACTTATGTATAGAAATGAAAGTACAGATATGTACTGGTAAATGGGAACAATTAAATAATAAAAATAAGAGAGGTCTTTAATATGAAAACAATATCTATTCAATCATTCAAAGGTGGAACAGGAAAGACTACAGCTACAGCAAATATTGCTTATGTACTTAATAAATATCATGATAAAAAAGTATTAGTGGTAGAAGCTGATGCACAATCAAATATATCTAGTTATTTTGGTATTGATAAAGACCGTGAAAAAGGAATTGCAGATATATTAATTGGTAATGATATAGATATTTATTCTTTGATTAAGAAAACTAGATATGATAATTTGCATATAATTACAGCTGGTTTAAAAATGTATGTAGCGGAAGATTATGTTAAGGCTAATAAAAATCCATTAGTTTTAAAGAAAGCATTAACAAAATTAGCTAAAGAATACGATTATTGTTTAATTGATAATGCACCAGCAATAAATACTATATCAGCAGTAACTATGCTTGCTAGTGATGAAATAATTATTCCTGTGTGTTTAGACTTATTTTCTATTGAAGGATTAAAAATAATGATTGAGCAAATAGGAAAAGTAAAACGAGCTAATCAGGCATTAAAAATAAGAGGTATTTTTATAAATCGTTGGCAAAATAATAATGCCAAACATCAGGCAAAAGATTATTTGGAGAAAATGTTTAAAGAACAATATATTTTTAAAGCTAAAATAAGAGAAAGTCAACATATTGCTAATAGTACATTTACAGGAAGAACGGTCATTGATTTAAATTGTCGTTTTGGAGTAACAATAGATTATAAAAATCTAGTAAATGAATATTTAAAATTAAAATGAGAATGGTCCGATTTGGACCATTTTCTAAAGGAGTAATAGAAGATGGACTTTGATATTTTAGCAGCTTTAGAAGATAGGAGTATAGAAGTGGAAACATTGGCGGATAAAGACCGTATGCAAATAGAATATATAAATGTAAATGATATAGTACCAGCTAAAAATAATAGTAATTTTTATGCTACAGATGAGATTACTACACTAAAAGAAAGTATTCGAGTGGAAGGTGTAAAACAAAATCTTATTGTAAAAAAGAAAAATAATGAGGGTAAGTATGAATTAATAGCAGGTGAAAGAAGGTGGAAAGCTTGTAAAAATTTATATGACGAAGGTATAAAAGATTTTGAATATATACCATGTGTAATTAATAAATATGAAGATGATTTAAAAGATAGATTATCGCTTATAACTACAAATTGTACTGCTAGGAAATTAACTGATTGGGAAAGAACAGAGCAAGTTGAAGCGTTAAACAATATTTTAAAAGAATATAAACAAAGAGGTATAAAATTACCTGCACCAAGAAAAGATTTAATATCTAAACTTATAAATGAGTCAAAAACAAATGTAGCTAGAATGTTAGGGCTTAAAAATAATCTTATAGGAATTTTTAAAGACGCTATGAAAAATGGAATGATAGGTTTATCTGTTGCATATGAATTATCTACATTACCGCAAGATAAACAAGAATTGATGATTAATCAATTCAAGGAAAATGGCGGATTAACATTAAATAATGTGAAATATATAAAAGATAGTTTAAAAAATGAAGTTGAAGATGAACAAGAAGAAAGAAAAACAGATAAAAAAGATATTGATCTTAAAGTAAAAGTATTAGAAGAAAAGATTAATATAAAAAAATTGTCACTAGTTTATGTAATATATATGACTTCAACAGATTTATATTATTATTCAGTAGTATGTAATATCTATTATTGTGGTGGATTTACTAATACATCTAAGGTATATAAAACAAAACAAGAAGCATTAGATAATTGTTTAGAGTATATATCTAAATGTTGTTTAGATAAATTTGAACATGAAAAAGTGCAGTCTAATCGGGATTGTATTTTAGGTTTATTAAAATACTTGTTAAAAAAATATCCAGATAAAGAATATCTTCAAGATAGATACGATAAAGCTAAAATTATAGATGAAATGACATTGAAAAGACCAAGTAAAGATGAGTTAGATGAAATAACAGATGATAATATAATTGAAAATGAACATATACAAGATGAAGATAAACCTATAGAAATTTGTAAAACTGATAATGTAAATATCTATGATAAACAAAAAGAAGATATATTATTGGAGTATCTAAGATATTTTGAAAATAAATTAAAATATTATACAGAATTACATTCTATGGCGGAAAATGAACAGGATAATGATGTATTACAATCTAGTTTAAAAGCAATAGAGTATACATCTGAATTGATTGAAAAGGTACAAAGTGATTTATTTGCACTTACAGATGATGAAAAATATGATATAGAAGATAATAAGGAGAATTAAAATATGGATAATATACAAGATAGAGTAGATAATTGGAGAAAAAAGATTGAGGAAAAAAAGGATAAAAATGAGAAATTAAGTGAAAAAGAAGCAAAAATAATTTTAAATGAAGCAATAGATATATCATCTGGTTTAGTAGAAGATATAATTAATGATTGTAAAAAAAGAAATGATGATAGAAAAGAAAATTTTTTACAAGATATATTTAGTAATATAAATAAAAGTTTTAGTGTTTTAAAAGAAGGTTTGAATTATAAAGATAAACTTCATGTACTAGTAATTGATGAAAATAATAATACATTGAAAGTTCTTTCTAATAATGCTAATAAAAATATTTTAGAAGAATTAGGAAGAATAATTGAACATATGGAGAAGCAAAAAGATTTCAAAGTAGAACGATCATATTTAGATGATATAGTGGTGAGAAATTATGAAAGAGCTAATAATTAAAGAAGTAAATTATTTTAAAGAAGAAGTAAAGATTAAATATGAAGAAGGGACATCTAAGAAAACGTTAAGTGAAGAAGAACCGCCACGAGATGAATTAATAGAAATATTAAAAAACTTAAATGCAGTAGGTAGTAGATTATTAAAATATCCATTTTCTATAAAAGATAGGATTGTAGTAACAGGGGCAAAATTTATTTATAAAAATAATTGCTTAAAATATGTAATATTAAAAGGATTTTATAAGTTAGACGGTAATCTAATACCACAAAATTTTCCAAAGAGATTATATAATTCAAATTGCATTTTGGATTATACAGATGATGAAATGATTTTAATTAATCAGTTATTAAGTGAAGCAAGAAAATATATTTATGGTGAAAGGAAACAAGTATTATTACCACATATAAATGAAACAATAAATACACAAACAGCAAAACAAAATATATTTATGATAAATTAGCGAGGTAGAATAATGGCGTTAACAAAAGCAGATTTAAATAAAATTTCTGATATGATAAAAATGACTGTGATGGCGGTTGTTAGTGAAGCGATAAAGACAATAATAAAAGATAATAGCATTAATTTAAAGCAAAAGCCTATAAATTATAGGGAAAAGACTATAAAGAAATTAGAAGCATATAATATTCTTAAGCATAATATGCAGAAGTGTGAAAAAGATATTGAAGATTTATTTAAAGAAGAATTTGGAGCATGTCCAGCTGTTCATCATGCTATGGAGTATTATGGTGAAAAATGTACGCTTGATGAAATTCGTCATGCAAAAAAATTAAAAATAGAACATATCTATTATAGAGATAAAGAAGAAGTAGACTTTATAGATTGTGCTTTAGAAGAAATAAAAGATGAATATTATGGCGGAATAATAAAAATGATTTATTTTGATAAGATGAAAATTGAAGATATAGCTAATAAAATGAGTTGTGATAAAGTTACTTTATATAGGCATAGAAATAGATTGTTAGATATACTGTCTATAAGGTTTTTTGGTAAAGATGTACTTGAATAAATGCAACTAGACCGTGCAAAAAAATCGCAATTTACTACCGCAAAAAAAGATGATAAAATTTTTATAGGTCAAAGAAGCGAGAAAATGACCTCTCTAAAAAGCAACGCTTTTCCGTCTGAAAACTGAATAAGGTTACGCACATGATTGTGGATTACATGCAGAAAAGACAGCTAAATTATTAGCTGTCTTTTTTGTTTGGAAGGTGATGAAATGACGATTATAAAATGTGATAAATTTAGATGTTTTTATAATACTGAAGGTATTTGTGAACATAGAAAAATAATCATGAAATATAAAAGATGTATGAGTTATACAGTATCTGGGAATTTTACTATAAGAGATTTAATACAACATAAAGCCACTTGTCATAAAGCTAATGGTAAATATAAAAATAATACAGTAAAGGTATTTAAATAAATGGCAAAAGAATTTGCAAGGAAGTTTTATAACAGTACAAGATGGCGGAAATGTGCTAAAGCCTTTGCACAGTCTAAGCTTTATATCTGTGAAATGTGTCATAACAAAACAGTCGCTCGTAAGAGTACAGAAGGACAACGCTTTATTGTACATCATAAAGTTTCGCTTACTCCACAGAATATAAATAACTTTGATATTGCTTATGGTTGGGATAACCTAATGCTATTATGTCTTGAGTGTCATAACAAGATACATAGCAAAGATAACAATACAAGAACAATGCACTTTGATGAGGACGGCAACCTTGTTGCTGTTGATGAACCTGTCAGAGTTGATGAGTGAGCGGAGTTGAGCCGTTTTTCTTTGCTCACATGGTATCGACACCCCCGTATTTAATAAATTGTCTGACAATTTCCCAGACCGGAGGGTCCACGTTCGTATAAAATACACGATATCGCCGAGAGGGGTGTGGTCTATTTTTCAGAAAATTTACTAGAAAGGAGATGTATTTTTGTGTCAAAAGTAAGTGAAAAAACTTTGAAAAAGCGAAGATTGGCGCAATATAGAGAGGCTTTTAAAAATATTGATGATGATAAAATGGCAATAGTTGAAAGAACAATTGATTTTGCTATTGACCTAGAATTTAGGCTTGATAACCTGCAAAAAAACCTCGATAAAGATGGTTTTATCGAGGAATATTGCAATGGAAAAGACCAATACGGCACAAAAGAGTCTACTGCTAGTAAAGCATATTCTACAGCCTTAAAAAATTATAATTCATTAATCCGAACGTTGCTATCTTGTATGCCACAAAAAACTTCTGATGATGTTGATGATGGTTTTGAAGCTTTTGTTGGTACATTGAAAAAGTAGTGATTATATGAATTATATTGAGGTTTACTATGGAAAGATAAACAATGGTGATGTAGTAGTTTCAGAAAAAGTAGCGAAATTATTTAAGCATTTACATGATAAGCTTGATGATAACAATGGTCGTTATATTTTTGATGAACAAAGAGCCAATCATGCCATAGATTTCATTGAACGATATTGCAAACACTCTAAAGGTAAATGGGCTGGTAAGCCTGTTATATTGGAAGTGTGGCAAAAAGCTATACTTTCGGCACTGTTTGGTTTTGTAGATAAAAATACAGGACTTAGACAATATCGAGAATTAATTTTAATCGTAGCTCGTAAAAATGGTAAGTCTACATTATCCAGTGGAATAGGTCTTTATTTGTTATTTGCTGATGGTGAAGCAGGTCCTGAAATTTATAGTGTAGCGACAAAAAGAGACCAAGCAAAAATAATATGGTTAGAATCTAAAAGAATGGTAAAAAAATCACCATCATTAGCTAAACGCTCTAAATCATTAGTGTCTGAAATACAGTGTAATTTTAATGATGGAACATTTAAGGCACTGGCAAGTGATAGCGATAGTTTAGATGGTCTTAATGTCCATGGTGCTTTAATTGATGAATTACATGCTATCAAAGATAAAAATCTTTATGATGTAGTAATCGACGGTATGACGGCACGTGAACAGCCATTATCTATTATTACATCTACAGCAGGAACGATAAGAGAGGGCATATTTGACCTTAAATATGAGGAAGCGACGAATATTATAGCCGGTTACGATGATGAAAACGGCTATAAAGATGAAACTATTCTGCCAGTAATTTATGAACTAGATAAGCGCGGTGAATGGACAAAACCGACCTGCTGGGCAAAAGCAAATCCAGCACTTGGTACGATTAAAAGTCGAGAACAGCTTGAAGATAAAGTAAATCGTGCCAAAGCTAATCCACATTATGTTAAAAACTTGTTGTGTAAGGATTTTAATGTGCGAGAAACTGCAACAGAAGCTTTCTTGACGTTTGAGCAGCTAAATAATGAAGCAACGTTTGATATCGGAATTTTAAAACCACGTTATGGTATTGGTGGCATAGACTTATCTGCTACAACTGATTTAACATGTGCAACTATGCTTTTTAAAACGCTAGAAGATGAAAAGCGTTTTTATGTAGAGCAGATGTATTGGATACCAGAAGAATTACTTGAAAAGCGAGTAAATGAGGACAAAGTACCTTATGATATTTGGTTAAAACGTGGATTTGTGAGAGTGAGTCCAGGAAACAGTATTGACTATAGACTTATTGTTGAATGGTTTGAAGAAATGCAAAATGAAAAAGATATATACCTGTTTAAATGTGGCTATGATAGTTGGTCTGCAAAATACTTTGTTCAGGATATGATAAATACTTTTGGCGAGCCAACTATGGAGCCAGTAATACAGGGTAAGAAAACTTTATCTGGTCCGATGAAAGCATTAGGGGCAGATTTAGAAGCTAAACTTATAAATTATAACAATAATCCTGTGCTTAAATGGTGTATGGCAAATGTTAGTGTAGATATGGATAAAAATGGAAATATCCAGCCATGTAAATTACAAAATCCAAGACAACGAATTGATGGTTTTGCAAGTCTACTTGATGCGTATGTAGTATATGAGAGAAACAAAGATGATTATATGAATATTATTTAAAAGGTGGTGAGACATTGCAATTTAGAAGTTTGTTTGGCAAAATCTTTGGTAAACAAAAAGAATATAAAGATGTTACAGCTTTAAAATTATTGAATGGTTATACAAATATGTATACACCTTTTTCTGGTAATGCTTATGATGATGCTACAGTGCGAGATTGTATAGATACTATTGCAAGACATTTTGGCAAAATGCGACCAAAACATGTAATTAAGGATAATGGAAAAATAAAAAATGTTCCTAGTGATAGATTGAATTATTTATTAAGTTCATATCCTAATCCAATGATGACAGCTAGTGAATTTTTAGAAAAGTTTATAGCACAATATTTTACTTATAACAATGCTTTTATCTATGTACAGTGGGACGAATTTACAGGCGGTATAAAAGCTTTGTATCCTTTAGATTTTCCACTTTTAGAGATATTAGAAGATAAAACATATAATCTTTATGCTAGATTTACTTTTGGTGCTGGTGAAAGAATTACTATTCCTTATGAAAATCTTATTCATATTCGTAGGCATTTTAATCGTGATGAGTTATTTGGTGATGATAATTCTAAGATAATGATTGAGGATTTATCCACATTGAAAGCGGCGAAGGCATCTATTGTTAATGCTGTGAAAAACTTTACGGCGTTGAGGGGATATATACAATGGCAGGCAAAAGCTCGACCAGAGGATATTAAAAATGCGCATGATGAATTTGTAGATATGTATGCAACGAACAATCCTTCTGGCATCGCCAGCTTGGATAATAGAGCAGAATTTCATCAACTTACGAGTAATGTAACTACTTTTAACAGTCAACAGATGAGTTATGTTAGAGATAATATTTATAAGCATTTCGGACTTAATGAAAATATTATTATGGGCAAATATACCGAAGATGAGTATATAGCTTTTTATGAATCAGTGCTTGAGCCTGTGGCAATTAAACTGGCTCAAGAAATGACAGATAAGATTTTTACAAGACGAGAGCGAGGACGTGGAAACGAAATAATCTTAGAAAGTAATAGATTAAATTTTATGTCGGTGGCATCTAAAATTAAGGTTTGTGAAACTCTTATTCCTACTGGCGGACTTACAATCAACGAAATTCGTGAAATCTTTGGTTATGCTGGTATTGAAGGCGGTGATGAACGCCTTATCAGTTTAAACTTTGTAAAAGCTAAAGACCAAAGTTTATATCAAACAGGAAATGATGATAATTCATTGAAAGGTGGTGAAAGAAATGGGGAAAATGGAAATGAGAATGGCACTACTAGAACCAGCTAGTAATGATGATGAAAATAAGCAACTTGTAGAAGGATATGCTGCAGTTTTTAATCAAAGGGCATTAATATGGGAAAGTGAGTGGAGCGGTTGGAAGTATATGGAAGTAATAGACCGCAATGCTTTTAATGGTGCTGATATGAACGATATTGTATTTAAGTATAATCATGGTGACGTGGCGATGATACTTGCTAGGACAAGTAATAATACATTAACCATGAATACAGATGATAAAGGTCTTCGAATTAGTGCAGATATTATTGATACCAATAATGGTACAGATGTATATAAACTTATTAAACGTGGTGATTTAAACAAGATGAGTTTTGCTTTTACTGTAAAAAGCGAACGAACTGAAGTTGACAAAGAAAATAAGATTTATACACGTACAATAACTGCTTTTGATAAAATTTATGATGTGGCGGTTGTAGATTTTCCAGCATATGACGGAACATCTATACAGGCACGAAGTAAAGAATATTTTGTGGACCTAGAAAAGGATTTACAAGAAAAGCAAAGACGAAAAAAATTATTATTAATGACTTATTTATAATGCACGTTTAAACGTGCTTTTTTTGTACCCATTTTTAAGATATTCAGAAAGGAAAATACAATGAATAAACGATTAGAAGAAATTTTACAAAGAAAAGAAGAAATCCGCTCTTTATTATCTGATGAGAAAAATAAAAATTTAAATTTTGATGAGCTTGAAAAAGAAATTAGAGAACTTGACGAAGAAGAAAAAGAAATTCGTAGACGACAAACTATTATTAATAATATCGGTAGTGGAATGACAACAAGAACTAATACAGCTAAACCAGCAAAAGCTAATATCTATGATAGTGAAGAATATAGACAAGCATTTATGAATTATATTTATCGTGGTGAAAAATTTCCTCAAGAATTTAGAAGTGATGAAATAACAGCTACAACAGATATTGGGGCATTAGTACCACCAGTTACACTCAATAAAATTATTGAAAAAATTGAAGCTTATGGCATGATTTTACCACTTGTAACACGTACATCTTATAAAACAGGTATGGTAATTCCAACAGCGAGTGTAAAACCTACAGCTACATGGGTAGCAGAAGGAGCTGGCTCTGATAAACAGAAAAAAGCTCTTAGTGGCACAATTACTTTTGGACACTTTAAATTACGTTGTGCTGTAGCTGTTACTTTAGAAATAGAAAATATGGCATATAGTGCCTTTGAAACAACTCTTGTTAAGAATATCGTAGAAGCAATGGCAAAAGCACTGGAAATGGCGATTATTTCTGGCACAGGAAGTGGTCAACCAACAGGTATTCTTACAGACAATAGCAAAGGTGCGAAACTTGAAGTATCTGCACTTGATTATCAGACGCTTATAAATGCTGAAGCAGAACTTCCTATGGAATATGAAAATGGTGCAGTTTGGGTTATGACTAAAAAAACCTTTATGCAGTTTGCAGGAATGGTAGATAAAAACGGACAACCTATTGCACGTGTAAATTATGGTATTGGCGGAAAACCTGAACGTATTTTACTTGGTAGAACGGTAAAACTTACAAACTATATTGATACCTTTAATGAAAGTTTAGGTGCTGGTAAAGTATTTGCGTTTCTTTATAATTTTGCCGATTATACGCTTAATACTAATTTCCAGATTGGTATTAAAACCTATGAAGATAATGACACTGATGACATTATCCGCAAAACAATTATGGTGTGCGATGGTAAACCTATTATCTATGATAGCCTTGTTAAATTGGTAAAAGCGGGAGAGTAATAGCCCCACACCTGCAATAGTAGGTAAGGCAATAGTGGGGCAAACAATAGTAGGAAAAGAAAGTTAAATAAAAGTGAGGTAAATAATTATGTATACAAAAACTAATTGGGTAGATAATGAAACTCCAGTAAATGCTGAAAATATGAATAAAATTGAAACTGTACTTGAAACACATGACACAGCCCTTGAAGGTAAACTTGAAAAGCCGAAAGCAGACGGCACGCAGGGACAGATTTTATCTCTCGGCGCAGACGGGAAATTAACTTATATTGATAAACCGGCAGACGGTACACCGGGAGATAAAGGTGATAAGGGTGATGACGGCATAGCGGCAGAAATTACATCCGTTACGGCGACGGTCGACGCTAATACAGGAACACCGGAGGTAACCGTAACACCGGGCGGCACAGCGCAGGCACGCACATTCGCCTTTGCCTTTAAAAATCTTAAAGGTGAGAAAGGTGATAAGGGCGATGCAGGCAACCCGGGCACAAATGGGACAGATGGTATAGCGGCAACTATTACAGAAGCAACAGCAACAATTGATGCCAATACAGGTACACCAGAAGTAACTGTTACTCTTGGTGGAACAGAACAGGCACGTACATTTGCATTTGCTTTTAAAAATTTAAAAGGTGCAAAAGGTGATAAAGGCGACACAGGTGATAGTGGATTAACAAAACAGGCAGCTATTGCAGACGCGGCAGGTGGCGATGAAAAAGATAAAATAAATGCTATTTTAGCGGTATTACGTAGTGCAGGGGTAATTGCTACATAATAAAAGGAGTGAAAAGAAGCATGGCTGTTACACTTGAGCAAGCAAAGGAATATCTGCGCATTGATGAAGATTTGACCGAAGATGATGAGCTTATAGGCGGTTTAATCGAAGCTGCTACTGATTATCTAGAGCAGACTACCGGCAAAGAGTATAGTGATGACAGCCAGCTTTTTGTTCTGGCTGTTAAAATGCTAGTGGCGCACTGGTATGAAAACAGAAGCGTTTTTTCTACCAAAACCAATGTTAATAATCTACCGCACTCTATCGAAGCCATAATTACACATATTTCTCTAGCACAGCATTATAAACCGTTAGGAAGTGAAACATCTTGATTAATATTGAAGAAATTGGAACACTAGATAAGCGCATAACGATTTTAAAATATGAAGATGTTGAAACGCAGTATAATCTGACGCAGAAAAAATTAATACCATTTTTAAAAGTATGGGCAAGAATTGAGCCACTTAGAGGTAGAGCTTATTATGAGCAATACAAAGAAAAAACGGAAGATTTAAGTAAAATAACTATTCGATATCGGGATAATATTGATAATTCTATGGTGGTACAGTATAAAAACAGATTGTACCGAATAAATGCCGTTATAGACCCTTATGAATCACATGTAAAATTGGAATTAATGTGTAGCATAAAGAAAGTAGGGGTTGATGATGGGAATTAGTTTTGAAGAATTTATTGGTAGATTGGAAACTGTGCAAAAAGATTTTTCAGATGATGTTGAAATTGTTTTAAATCGTGGTGCTAATCGCATGGTTAGGGCTTTAAAAACAAATAGTCCAGATAGTGGAAACGACCATAAAGGGAAATTAAATAAAAGTTGGAAAAAGAAAATTGAAGGCTATGGCAAGGACATTCATGCCAATATTTATTCTACAGCACCACATTTTCATCTTATTGATCGTGGTCATAAAATAGTGGATAAGAAAGGACAAGAAAAAGGTTTTGTACAAGGAAAGCATTTTTTACAAAAAACTATAGATGAACAGCAAGATGATTTACAAGAATATATGTGGAAAGGTGTATATAAGCGGGTAAAAGATAAATTAGATGGCTAATGTAGTAAAACAGATAGATATTTTAAATCAAATTGGCATAATGTTAAAAGCAGAATTTAAAAGCACGGTTTATAGTGATGAAATCTTAGAAGATTTCGCTAAACCGTGTTTTTTTATTAAATGTTTATGTACTAATATCCCACAGACTAAAAATATAACAAAGAAAAGATTGTCTATTATATTGACATATTTTCCGAAAGATATCGATAAAAATGAAATACATTATGCTGATGTTATGGATAGACTTCAAATGCTTTTTCAAAGAGGAATACCTTTAAAAAAGAGATATATTCATGTGAATGAATTTACTATTGACCGAGTGGGGGAAGAACAAGATATTATCCAAATGATAGTAAAGATGGATTATTTGGAGCAAATTATAAGACCAATGAAGCAAGCTGATTTAATGGAAGAAATGCAGTTAAAAGTAAAAATAAATGAAGGAGAGAGGGCAATATGGCAAAATTAGGAATGCCAAATGTGATTGTATCTTTTAAAGAAGCAGGCATTGCAGCAATTGAACGTAGTAAACGTGGTATTGTAGCTTTAATTTTAGAAGAAGAACAATCTATTATTGATGAACTTACTACAAATAAAAATGCTATAGTAGGCAGTGCTATTTGTGGTGAAGCTGTTTGTGGTATAGAAACAGCTTCAGAAGCTATTGAAAATCCTTTTGTAATATATACAGCAGACGATATACCATCTATTCTTAGTGAAAATAATAAAGATTATATTACAAAATGTTTATTGGGATATGTAACGACACCATATAGAATTAAAGTCTATTTACAAGCCAAAGGTAAAGAAGGCACTGATAAATGGCAGGATAGTCTAAAAAAAATAGCTACAGAAAGATTTGATTATTTATCTATTCCTACAGTAGAAGCAGATCAACTTGAAACATTACTCACATGGGTAAAAAGTTATCGAGAAAATAAATATAAAAAAATGAAAATAGTAATGCCAGGTTATGATGGAGATTATGAGGGTGTTATTAATTTCAGTAATAAATATATAAAAACAGCTACAAAGACTTATACACCAGCTGAATATACTGCACGTATTGCTGGACTTATTGCAGGTACTCCACTTACGATAAGTGCAACATATGCACCACTTAATGAAGTAATTGATTGTGATAAATATGACCTTGATGAAAATGATGAAAAAGTTAATAATGGTGAATTTTTTATTTGGTATGATGGCACAAAATATAAAATGAGTCGTGCAGTAAATAGTCTTGTTACTACAACGCAAGGAAAACAAGAAGGCTATCAAACAATTAAAATCGTAGACATTATGGATATGATTTATGATGATATTAGAACTACAGCACAGGATAGCTATATAGGTAAATATGCAAATACTTATGATAATAAATGTTTACTTATTACTGCAATAACTGGATATCTTAAAGAACTTGAAGGTGAAGGTCTTTTACAAGCTAATTATTCTACGGTAGAACTAGATACGGAAGCAATAAAAAATTATCAGCTGAAAAACGGTCTATATACCAAAGATGAACTTGCAGATATGAGTGATGATGAAATTAACCAGCTAGATACAAAGAAAAAAGTATTTTTAAAAGGCAAAATTAAGATAATTGACGCTATGGAAGATATAGAACTACCATTTGATATTTAAAAAAGGAGTTTACTTTTATGGATAAATTTATTGCACAGCGTGTAATGAGTGGCACGCAGGGAGAAATTTGGATTGATGGAAAATACATGGCTGAAGTAACTGGTTTTAAAGCAGAAATAAAGCTTATAAAAGAAGAAGTAAACCAAGTAAAAACTTATTTTAAACAATATAAAGTAACAGGCTGTGAAGGTACTGGAAACGTAAAAATGAACCATGTATCTTCTTATTTTATAAATTTAATGGCGGATAATATTCGCAATGCTCGTCAAACAGTTGTTACAATTAGGGTTAAATTAGACGATCCAGACGCAGTGGGACGTGAAGAAGTTATTATAAGAGACGCCACTTTCGATAAGCTCACTCTTATGGACTGGGAAGCCAAGAAACTTACAGAAGATGATTATGATTTTACTTTTACAGACTTTGAAGTGCCTGTTACTGCTGACGCTTGATATAATTGTAATTATTTTATTTTTAAAGGAGATAAGAAGAATGAGTTTAGTTGATGTATTATTAAATAGTGATGTAAATGAAGTATTAGCAGAAAACACAGAAGAATATGAAGTTGAAAGATTAAGTAAAGTTTTGGGAGAAAAATTTGTACTTACCTTAAAATCTATTCCAGCTAAAAGATATTCTGAAATTCAAACAACAGCTATTAATATAAAGGGAAAAAGTAAAAATATAGATTTATATAAAATGCAAATGCTTACATTAAATGAAGGAATAAAAGAACCCAATTTGGCAGATACTAATTTACTTAAAAAGTTTAATGCAACTACTCCATTTGATATGTATGAAAAGTTGTTTTTAGCTGGTGAAATTACAGATATAGCAAATAAAATAAGTGCATTATCTGGCTATAGTGAAGAAGAAAAACAACAAAATATTGAAGAAATAAAAAACTAATAAAATCTGATGGCAACACAAATATGATGTATTGGCTTTATAGAAAACATCATTGGAAGCCATTAGATTTTTTTAATATGGGCAATGGTGAAAGAACCATTATTGAAGCTTTTATAAGGCAAGAACAAAAAGATATAAAAGAAGAAATAAAAAAAATGAGGGGATAAAATGGCAACACAAATTGATGTAACTTTAAGGTTAATAGATATGATGACCTCCCCTCTTGTACGTGTTCAAAATGAAATGGAACGTACAGCACGTGCTCATCAGCGTATGGGTAGAGATATTCAACGTATTGGTGATGGATTTAGTAGTGTCGGTGAAAGTATGTTACCAATTGCAGCTGGAATTACAGCAATTGGTGCAGCAGGAGGTCGTGCATTTATTGATTTTGATAGCATTATAACTGGAGCAGCGGCAAAAGCTGGAGCAACAGCAGAAGAAATGGAAATGATGAGGCAAAAGGCAAGTCAGTTTGGTGCAGATTTTCCAATAAGTGCCACGCAAGCAGCAGAAGGTATGGATAGATTAGCAGCGGCAGGCTATGACGCTAATCAAGTTGTTGGTGTTATGCCATCTGTTATTACAGCAGCAGTAGCTAGTGGTGAGGATTTGGCTACGACTTCCGATGTTGTAAGTAATGCTCTTAATATTTGGAATCTAAAACAAGGTGATATAGCACAAAATGCCATGAGGGTTGCAGACGTTGTACAAATGGCATCTAATAAATCCAGTCTTGGAATGGCAGATTTTGGTTTAGCTATGCAGTATGCAGGAGCGCCAGCAGCAACTTTAAATGTAAGTATAGAACAATTAGCCACTGCAATGGCAATAATGAAAAATAATGGTATAGAAGCAAGTACAATCGGTACGTCACTTCGTTCTGTATTCTCACGACTTTCTGAACCACCAAAACCAGCAGCAGAAGCTATTGAAGCACTTGGACTACAGGTAAAGGACGCATCGGGTAATTTCCTTGGATTACAACCAATAGTAGAACAGTTGCGAGGTAAAATATTAAACCTTTCTAATACAGAACAGGTTGCTTATGCTAAGGCACTAGCGGGTGAAGAAGCATATAGTGGACTTTTAGCACTTGTAAAAACAGCACCAGAAGAATATCAAGCACTTCAAAATGCTATGGATAGTGCTACAGGTTCATCACAGGCTCAATTTGAGGTAATGAAAGGTACACTAAAAAATAGTATTGATGGTATGCTGGGAAGCCTTGAAAGTCTTGCTATTAATTTTGGTAGTGTACTGACACCGCAAATTAAGGCAATGACGGACGCTATCGGTGGTTTTGCCGATATGATAAATACCATATCCCCGGAAACAAAGTTATTAATAGGCGATATCTTAATGGGTACGGTGGCATTTACCGGATTTACCTTAGCAGCAGGTAAAGCCGTAAGTATTGGCGGCGGAATTGTAAAGCTGTACGGTGATATAGGTAGAGCTGCAATGGGTGGAAGTATACACAATAAGGCTTTACAATTTGCTGTTTTAAATACAGCCAATGCTTATAAAACCTTAAAAGATACTGTAATTGCATTAAAAACTACTCAAAATGGGAATTCTTTACCTGTTTTTACAAATATTTCTACAAAAATAAAAAGTGAGTATGATAAAATACGTGCTTTAAAATGGGCTGATATTACAACAGCAATAGTAAATGCAATGCCTAAAAATCCTATTTCTTTTATAAAAACTACAGTAATAACACGATTACAGAAAATTAGAACATCAGCAATTTTGGCAACAGAATCTTTATTAAGAATGTATAGAACTTTTTATATGAGTAAAGCAATGGAAAGTTTTGCAAATGGTATAGGAAAGGCAACAAAAAGTATTTTTGGCTTAGTTAAGGCAAGCTTTGCTTTTGCATTAACTCCTTTAGGAATTGCTTTAATTGCTATAGCAGGAGCAGCGTACCTTATTTATAAAAATTGGGATATGGTTGGTCCATATTTTATAAGCTTATGGAAACGTATTGAAACAGCTTTAATTGGTGCATGGAATAAAATAAAACCTGCATGGGACAGTTTAATGAATGTTATACCAAAATTAAAAATTGCTATTTCTCCAGCACTTGTAGCTTTGGATAATATTTTTACTATGGCAATAAATGGGCAGGGAGCATTTGAACCATTAATTGCTGTATTGCAGATTGTAGCAAGTATTTTTGGTGGAGTATTGGTGGGAGCTTTTATTATTGCGGCTAATGTATTAGTCGGTACAGTGGTAGCAGCTATTAATGTAGCGGCGGCGATTATAACAGGTTTTCTCGGCGTCTTAGAAGGAATTATCACGTTTCTTACCGGCGTTTTTACAGGGAACTGGGAAATGGCATGGCAAGGCATTGTTAAAATCTTCGATAGCGTATTTTCTGCAATTAAAGGTATTGCAGATGGAATATTAGGCGGCGTAAAAGAAACAATAAACGGCATTATAAAGAGCATAAACTCCATTCAGTTCACCGTGCCGGATATTGTTCCGGGTATCGGCGGTAAGACTTTCGGGGGATTAAATATCCCGTTATTTGCAAACGGAGTTGAAAATTTCTCCGGTGGTCCTGCAATTATTCATGACAAAGGTGCAGAAATTGTCGATTTACCGAGCGGTACACGTGTTATTCCGCACGATAAAAGCCTAGTTACTGCTTATATGCAAGGACAAAACAGTATTATAAAAAATATAGCAGGAATGATGAACAATGTTTCTGATACGGTTAATTTATCGGAGCCGATAATAAATATTAAACAAAATAAAATGCCCCAAAACCCTTTTAATAGGGACAGTTTACCTGCTACGAACACAATAGATAATACAGTAATAAACAATTATGATGTAATTTATGAGGCAAAAAAAGAACAACCGATTACAAAATCGGTTAATACGTATGGAAATACAAAACAAAATACAGATATAAATATAAATGTAAATATAAATGGCGTAACAATTACAGATAAAAACGCCGATATTGAAGATTTAGCCTATAGAGTAGCACAACAGCTATATTATCAGGTTCAAAAACGCAGTATCAATATGAATGAGGGGGCGGTGTAATGGCTTCAATTTTATCGTTTTTAAATCAGGCGGTGGATAGCCTTATAAGTTCAAGCTCTGGCTTAAATACAGGTTGTAAGTTAGTTCTAAGCTGTGCTGGGGAAAGCGTAACTTTTCCTGTATCGCCACCTTCTTTTGAAGTAAGCAATGCTTATAATAATAGCACAATAAATGTAAATTCTTTAGGTGATATAAATATGCTGGGTAAACGTGGATTAACTACAATTAAGTTTTCTAGCTTTTTTCCAGCACAGGCATATGATGGTATTGTAAATACTACACCAGATAGTCCATATAGTTATATTGAAAAAATAAAATCTTTTGCACAAAAAGGACAACCTTGTAAATTAGCTATATCTAATACAAATATAAATCTTAATGTTAGTATCGACAGCTTTGATTATAGTGAAAAAGATGGTACAAATGATGTATATTTTTCGATTTCTCTGCGTGAATATCGTTATATATTGCCGAATTCTAATAAGCTTAACAATACAACAGGGCTTGCAAGTAGAGTAGCAGAAGAACAAAAAGAAAAAGTTATTAATTGGTATCCAAGTATGGATTTAATGGATGTAGCAGCACAGAGTGTGGGGCAGTTTTTCCCGATTGAGGAACAGGACGCAAAGCAGTTATCTGTATTTAGAACACTGGCAAAAACGAAAAACTTAAATGTTGGTTCCGTACTCCATGCAACAAAGCAGTCTATTAAAATAAGTGATGATACGATTATAAATTTTTAGGGTGATAGTATGCTTATATGTAAATATACAGACCCACCACTTACACAAAAAGAACAGCAAGAATTACAGCAAAAGAAAAATAGCAATGAAGCGTACACTGAACCACTATCTGATTTTGATATTACAAATTTTGTAACGAAATGGACATGGAGCGGTGATAGTGAACAAGCAGCAAGAAAGCTTGAATTTGAGATTGTTTATAATACTGTAGATAAAGACAGCGCATTTACCGCCTTGGATTTAAAAGTAGGTGGTTTTATTTATTTATCTTACGCTGAAACAGAAGAATCTGAACCTGTTGAAATTTTTCAAGGTAGGATTTTTTACAGGAAAAGAAATTCCAATACCTTCACATTTTCTTTTACATGTTATGATGATATGGTTTATTTGGCAAAATCGAAAGTGCAAATGCTATTTGATGGTATAACCGTAACGGATGCTATAAAACAAGTATGCGCCGAAATCGGCATAAGTACGGCGGCGGATGTGCCACAGATTAATACCATGGTCAGTTTTATCGCGGACGGCAAAAGCTGTACAGAAGTTTTCCGTATGTTGTTTGAGTATACGAAAGCCGACACGGCAAATAATCCTAATGGTGAAGATTATACGGCGATTTGCCTTAATGGTGATGTAACTATAGTAAAAAAAGGCGAGCTTATCGAAAATTACATTGCCACAGATTTGACGAGTGTTGATAACTCCGAGCACTCCGAAAGTATTGAAAGTATGGTAAATCGTATAAAAAGCGTTGATGACAACGGCAATATCTGTCAGGTTTTTACAAACAATGACGATGTTACACGTTACGGCATGATACAGGATATTTATAAAATGCAACCGCCTAAAGAGAGCGAAACGGTCGATAATGTGAAAATGGCAAAATCGCGACTGAAACGGTTGCAGGACGAAAGTTCGATAAAGGCAATCGGCAATATCCAGTGTATTACCGGATATACGATTGAAGTGCAGGAAGAACAGCTTAAAGGAAAATTTTTTATCAAGAGCGACACACATAATTTTAGCGGTAATCTGCATACAATGGATTTGACGCTAGAATATCTGCTGGATACGCTGGAAACGGCGGAAATAGAACAGCAGGATATTGCAACGCCAGTATTTAAAAGCAGTAAGCGCAAAAAGAGTACCGGCGGTGGTAACGGAAGTCTTAAAGTGGACAGAGGGCTTAGTACAGGCTTTGACGCTTGGGGCGGTACGACGATGAATAACGGCAGGAACGGATGTGCGGAAGCTGTCGGCAAGATGGGCAGTTATTACAGCCCGTTTCTGGCGGAGCAGTGTAATAACGGTGTTGTCGGTGTACCGTATATGGTAGCAAATGCGGAGAATGCTGGACTTTTAGAAGCTTTCTCTGCGGGCAGTCTGGAAAAAGGTGATGTTATTGTTTACGGCAATGATGACCATGTAGTAATCTACGACGGCACCGGCGGATATTATGGCAACAGCAGCAGTAAAAATGTTGTAGTGCACGGCAGGGATTATAACAATCTTGATATGACACCGACAAAAATTATAAAAGCGAGCAGGGGGTGATTGAATGAAAAAAACCGAGGACCCGTACAAAGCCATACTGACGCTTTTTCGCAATGTCGGCGGTAATGCAGGATTGCAATCAACGGCGCAAATCGGTACGATTGTAAGCCCGCCGCCGGAAATAAAAGTGCAGTGGAACGGTATGCTGCTGGATAAAAAATGGTTTTATATAGATGATTACTGGCTACAGGGACATACGAGGCAGATAAGGGGACATATTGTTTCAGCAACGCAAAATAAATCCGGCGGCAGCGGCGATGCGCAGTATGAAAGCCATAATCATGATATCGACAATGATTACACAGCAAGTATTATTTATACCGATACATGGCAGGCGGGTGATAAAATACTGATGATACCGATTGTCGGCAATGACAACAAAACGGTGAAACAGTTTTGGATATTAAGCAAAGGCAAAAGATTGGACGGTAATTAATATGGCAAATCCTTTTATAACGGGAAATACCGTAAATACCGAGCAGTACAATACGCAAAACGAATTTAAGGAATACGCATGGGATTTTAACCGGAACTCTTTTATTTATAATGATGACGGTTCCATGAAAATTGTTACGCGCAATGAAGCAATAAAAGTGTGGGTGTACAAGGTATTACAGACGGAACGGTTTCGATACGGGGCGTATTATGACGATTACGGGCTGGATTTAGAAAAATTTGTCGGGAAAGTGCCGAATGATGAAATAAACGCCAATGAATTATATAATGCGGTGAAGGAAACGCTGCTTGTAAATCCGTATATTTTGGCGGTTAATAATATATCTGTCGGACAAGTAAATAAAAAGATAATTTTAAATCTAGAGCTTACCACTGTATATGGTAAATCTACGCAGAAAATCGAGGTGTAATATATATATGTTTGAAATGGAAACAAGAAAAAATATCTTGGATAGATTAAAGCAATATTATACCGAAATAGCAGGGGATAAAGTAAATATTATTGAAGGAGGTTTTGCATGGGATACGCTGTCTGCCAACTCTAAAGAATTTGAAAAAGCATATGCTGAAATGGCATTGATAATTGAAGCATCATTCCCGCAAACAAGTTGGGGGGATTGGCTTACAAGAAAAGCTGAAGAACATGGTATTATACGACAAGAAGCGACAAATTCTAGCGTTATTTTAACTATAACGGGACAGGCAGGAACTACCGTACAGGAAGGCTCATTATTCAGCACCAATGACGGGAAAAATTTTCTGACCGTGGAAAGTAAGAAAATAGAAGATGACGGTACAGTTGACATAAAAGCACAATCTCAAGATGTTGGCACAAATTGTAATGTGGATGCCGAGACGATAACGAAAATCCCTGTTAGTATTTATGGAGTATCTGCTGTTACAAATAAAAGTCCAGCTTATGATGGCTTTGATGAAGAAACAGATGAAGAACTTTTAGAACGTTTGTTATTTAAAGTTAGGCAACCAGCTACAAGCGGAAATAAAAATCATTATGTTATATGGGCAACAAATGTTGAGGGTGTAGGTGGAGTAAAAGTATTGCCACTTTGGAACGGTAACGGCACTGTAAAAGTAATAATCACTGACGCTAAAAATGAAATAGCGAGCGAAGATTTGATTGCAAAAGTACAAAACTATATTGATGAGCAAAGACCGATAGGTGCGACCATAACTGTGGTCAGCCCGAAACCGCTGAATATAGATATAAGTTTAAAAGTAACGAAAGGTAGCGGCAATATCGACGGTATTAAAAATGCTGTAAACGATTTTTTTAAAACAACTGCATTTAATAGTGAATACGTATCTTATGCACAGGTCGGCAAAGTTATATTGGAAAAAACGGCGACAGGCGTACAAGATTATAGCGATTTGACGCTTAATAATAAGGCAGAAAATATTGCACTTACTGATGAACAGCTTCCGACTGTAGGGCAGGTGTATTTAATTGAATGATATATGGCTTAGACAAAATAAGGTAAGTATTTTGAAATATTTACCTTATTTTTTGTCTAAAGATATTCGCTATAAAACAACAAATAATACTTGTGATATAGAGCATGAAAATATACGACTTATAATTAACGATTTACTAAATCAGTTATTTATAGATACAGCAACATGGGGACTTAATTATTTCGAGGAATTTTTAAATATTATTCCCAAAAAAGATGATGATTATAAGGCGCGCCGTACACGCATAAAAATCTTATTAAATGCGCATGATGTATCTACAATTAAATTTATGACGGATTTAGCAAATAAATTTTTGACGGATAATTCAGCTAAGATAATTGAACATAACTCTGAATACTGGTTTGAAGTGTTTTTTAATATAGACGGACTTATATCTTTAGAAGATTTAAGAGCGGCTATAGAACTATATAAACCGGCACATTTAGGATTTAAAATTGTTTTTTATATATTGAGTAAAATTTTAACAAGCCATAAGGCAAGTATTACCCAATATGTAAACGCCAACCATAATTTTTGGAATTTAGGCACGGCAGAAAAGACTTATTGGGACGGTGTCTGGTGCTGGGACGGCAGTATTGACTGGTCCGGTATAAAACCGGATGCTAAATACAAAGAAAGACAGTCTCATATTGCGCAGATTTTAACTAAAGTTAATTCTGCATATATTTTTAATACAGGGCAAAGCGCAGATATAACGTATAAAATAACATCTAAGCACAGACTTTTAACAAGCCATAAAGCAGGCAGTATTTATTATGTAGATATAGACTTAAAACAAAACATTGAACACAGGGCATTAAATACAGGTAAAATTAATGCTATGCAGAGCCGAACCACAGGGAACGTAAAAAACCTATGGGACGGCTCTTTTTGTTGGGACGGCAGCCACGCATGGGAGGGAGACTATTCCCTGCAAAATGCACAGATGGAAAACCTGTGCACCTATTACAGCACAGATAAAAATGGAAACATTAGGAAGGGAACGTTTGAAAGATTATGAGCAATACACAAAATATTAATCCGAAGCAGAGTTTGAGTATAAATGGAGAACCGGCACCGCTGGCAGAATTTAATCAGGATACTTTTTTACAATCCAATAAGAAGACTACAACCGATTATAGAGCGGCATTTGCACAGGCAATCGGGACGACAGGTACTATTGCAAAAATAGTAAAAATGGCGTTTGGTACAGCAGGAGAGGTCGACGAACAAGGCAACCCTGCACCACCTAGTGATAATGGTAACTTAAACAACGTTGTTTTAACCAAAGATATTACCTCTGTAACCTATCCTGTAGAAACAAGCGTCTGCTTCGAAGCTGAAATAAAAGCCGGAGATTATACCGGCGATATAAATGAAGTAGCATTGATAGATGAAGAAGAGCGCACCGCTGCAAAGATGAGGCTTTTAACCAGCAAAGGTATAGATGCGGAAAGCGGCGCGGTATTCCGCTGGACAATAGAATTTTAAAGATGAGGTGATAACTTGAACGCTGAAGAATTAAAAACAGAGTTCGGGCTTGAGTTCCCGACAGAAATAGACGGCTATAAACGCCCTGGAGCATTAGAAAACGGTCATGACTGGTTTTTAGAAATTCCACAGATTATCGCAAAAGATAAAGTGTTGTACACCGGCATGAACTTAATCCTTAGTGCGCTCCTATCCAATGAAAAACTGCTTAAGCAGTGGCATGATACCCTGCAAAACGTGGTAAATGAACAGGACTGGCGAGTAGTTACGGACAGTTTAAAGGGCTACATGACACCGGAGCTTAAGAAAAAGCTGGACGGCATAGCAACAGGCGCAAATAACTATGTACACCCTAGTTCGCATCCGGCGACCATGATTACTCAGGACGCAACACACAGATTTGTAACGGATACTGAAAAAAATACATGGAATGGCAAAGCAAGTACCGCTGTCGTATCTACTAGTGCAAACGGACTTGCACCGAAAAGAGATGGCAATACAAGCCACTTTTTAGCGGGAGATGGAACATGGAAAGCAGTCCCTTCTGCGTCCAGCGCGGCAAGTGCCACCAAAGCCACGCAGGACAGCCGTGGGCAACAGATAGATACAACTTATATAAAAGGAGTTACGGGAAGCAATGCCACGCTTACAGTAACCAAAGGTAACGGCACCACAAGCACGGTAACTGTAAATAATGTTGCCAATGCCACTAATGCAAATGTAGTTACGGAAAAAGCCATAACAGGAAATACACTTGCCAGCGCATTACCTGTCGGCATGACATGGAGTAAAGTTTATAATAATGGTTTCCCGTGTGCTTATGGTAATTGCTTATCTATTAGAGGAGCTGGCGCAATACAAATTGTGACGGAATGGAGCGGCGGTGATGCTGCTACGCCTGCTAATATGTATTATAGAAATGCCAGAGACAGTAGCATTGATAAATGGAGTGCATGGAGGACTTTGGCACATACAGGCGGAACAATCTCCAACGCCACTACAGCAAGTAAATTGGGAACGGGAACCGTGGGTAGTGGCGTAAAACCTATTTATTTAAATGCAGGTGCACCCGCGGCAAGCGGAAGCACTGTCGGCAGTGCGAACAGACCGATTTACATGAACGGTGGCACATTGTCTCAGTGCAGTATAGACCTGTCTACATTAGCACCAAAAGTAAGCCCTGCACTTACAGGAAGCCCAACCGCACCAACGCAAGGCACTTCGGATAACAGCACTAAAATCGCTACGACCGCATTTGTCCGAAACCTCATTAATCAATTTAAAACGGACGGCACACTCGGCGGTATTGTTGGTGGTAGCTTAACACAAAATGGTTGGGTTAAATTTAGTAATGGTCTAATTCTACAATGGGGAAAAGGACATGATACTCAGTTTGTAACTTTTCCTATAGCTTTTACCAAGCAAGCTTTTTGTTGTATAGTAACTCCTATTGGAGGTGGACAAGGTTCAGATAGAGTATATAGTTTAAGTGTAAAAAGTTTCCAAATTCTTTGTGGTACTAATAATGATGGTTTATGGTTAGTGTTAGGTATTTAATATAAAATATTATTTTATTTACCTATTGCAATATAATTTACTGGAACAGTGCCATCATTGGAATATATTCTAACTTGAGTTTTATTCCAATCACAAGCTCCAGCTGAGTTTCCATCTACCGCTCCCCAACCATTATCTTTGCGGTTTGTAACTACTTGATAACATATATCAGGAAAAGAAATAGGGAAGTTATACCACGGAGGGTTAGAACCATCTGTTCCATTGGCACTTCCCCATTGTTAAAGGAGTTGAAAAAATGAATTTATTTATAAATACATCTGATGTAAAAAATTTTATAAAACATGGTTTTGAATATAAAAAATCTAATGATAATAAATATAACCGTTTAGAATATATGATATACTGTGATGGCTTTGATTATATGATTTTAATAGCAGAATGGACAAAAGGTGAAAAAACAGCATTACTAAAAATAGAAAAAGAGATTTGCGAAGGTATAAGTTATATGACATTAGAATTACCAAACGTGATTTACGATTTGATAAATAAAGGTTTATTAAAGAAAGGCTGATTTTATGTATTTAATGAAATTTGATGAAGAAGGTAAAAAAATATCTGCTGTTCCTTGGGTTTTAGCTGATGATTGGGGAGGTGTAGAAAAATTGAAAAATGAAGGATATATTGAAGTATCTGATGAAGATTGGAATTACTATACTGGTAATTGTGGCGATGGTGATAATGATACAGGATATATAAGGGATAGTATTACTGGAAAACCTATTTCTGCACCTGCTAGAGTTATTACATTAGAGGAGCAAGCAAATGCTCTTAAAGCAGAATATGAAGCTAAGGTTAAAGCAATTGATGAGGCAATACAGATTGCCAAAAATAACAATGATGATGAATATGTTCGTGAATTGCAACAGGAAAGACAAAATATATTAGATGAATATGCAAAAAAATTGGAGGAATTGACAAATGCTTAAATTTTGTACATTTTGCGGAAGAAAACTTGATACAGAAGGCTTTTGCACTAATAAAAAGTGTCCTGATTACAAACGCAAAGAAATTATAGAAACAGAAAAGAAAGTGTTAGCAGAAAAAGCAAAAAGCACCCAAGAAGCTAATAATAATAAGGCTTAGAGGGTGCTTTTATTATGTCAAAAATTATATTACCGTATTTGTGCCATGTTCCACCTTAGAAAATAAAGGAATATAGCAATTTATATAGATTAACATTAACGCCGTATTAGTGCCAAAATTTAATATTTAAAAACTATTAAATCCATAGCTTTTTTTAACTGATGTAGGTCCTTATGTGTATAGTGTTTTTCGGTTATGTCATTGCTGGCATGACCTAAAATACGTTTGCTTGCTGTTATATTAGCACCGACATTATTCAATAAACTAGCTAAAGTATGTCGACACTCATGAGGTGTGTGATATTTAATATTTAATTCAATTAGTGTTTTATCAAATTTTGTTCTAAATCTGCTGTAATTCAAATGTATGCCATGTTCATCACAAGCTATAAATTTATTATTTTCTGCTAAGAATTCTATCCAAAAAGGTAACATTTGTTTATGCAATGGAATAATTCTATTTCTACCAGCCTCTGTTTTGCTTTCTCGAATTATTAAATAACGTTGTCTAAGTTTTACATCAGTTTTTTCTATGGCTAGAAATTCACTGGGACGAGTTCCTAACATCATATGCATTAATATCATTTTGGCATATCTGTTATTGGAGGCTCTAAAAAGTTTATAAATTTGTCTAGTATTAAAGATTGTTTTTTTATAAACTTTTTTATCTTTGTCTATATCAACATATCGACTAATATCTTTTTCTGGTGGAATTATTTCGTATTTTACGGCATAGCTATACATGTGATGTAGAACTTGTCTAGCTTTCTTTTGTGTACTATATCCAGCACCATTATCATGTATATCATGTATTGCAGATTGTAAATCACCAATACGAATTTTAGCAAACTGTTTATCATATAAACGATTTAGATGTTTATATGCACAATTATAGCTAGATTGTGTACGTTCTTTAATACGTGGATATAAATAAGCTTTTACCAAGCAGAATAGTTCATCAAAAGTAATTTCAGATGGAGAAAAAAGTAAGGGATTTTTATTATATTCACATAAAAAAGCTAACGCACTTTCATAGGTTGTTTCATAACCTATAACTTTTTGACGTCCATCAATGAATTTTCTTATTTCATAAGGACGTCTACGTCGACCACTTTTTTTGGTAATACTACCAAAACCATTAGGTAATTTTAATCTTTTATTTTTCAAATAAATCACTCCTTAATATAGGAGTTTATCAAAATTTTAAGAAGGTGAATAAATGGATATAATTTACAACGATTGGTTAACATTATTTACTTTAATAGTACAGGGAGGAATTTTAAAATTTGCTTATAATCTATACAGGGATTATATGTGCAAAGAAAAAAATAGGGATTGTGCAATAAGAGGGCTTTTGCGAGTGGAGATAATAAATATTTGCCACAACGCAGAAAAAGAAGGCTTCTTACCAATTTGGGCATTAGAAAATTTAACTGATATGTACAATACTTACAAAGCATTAGGAGGTAATGGGGCAATTACAGGATTGTATAACAAAACAATTCAGTTACCTCAACGTAAGGAGGATTAAAATGCAATATGAAAAACTAGATATAGTAAATTTAGTAGTCGTTATCGGGCTTGTAATAGCTCTTATAACGGCTATTTTTTATGGTAATGCAGAACTATCCACAACAATAAGTGCTGGACTTCTTGGATATTTAGGTGGACTAGTGCGAGTTAATAATAAAGATATTACAAAATAGGCACTTTTTGTAATGTGTATGCATAACATATTGCATAACAGCTATTTTTATAAAACCTAGCACATTTGCTAGGTGAATAGTGTCGATTTCGACGCGGTTAATTTATGTAATATAGATTAACGTTATCTTATAGTTAATTGGTAAATAATCGGTTGCTAATCGGTAGATAATTGGACAGTAATTAGAAGATAAAAACCTACAAACCGCACAGTTAAAGGACTTAATTAGAAGGTAATCGGTAGATTATTGGTAGATTTAAGCTAAAATTTAGTTTATTTTTAGTTAAATTTAGCAAACTAGTCGAATTCGACCAGTTTAATAAAAGGAGTGTATTTAATTGTTACGAATTTTTATCAACCCTGGACATGATATGGATTTAGACCCAGGAGCATGTGTGAATGGAATTAGAGAAGTAGATATTGCTTTAGCTATTGGAGAGAAAGTAAAAAAGACAATGGAAGTAATCGGCTATCCGTGTCAAATTCTTCAATCTGATAACCTCAATGGAGAAACAGAGGGTAAGCCTAATGTCTGTGCTACTGCAAATAATAGTGGTGCAGATATTTTTGTATCTATTCATTGTAATAGTGCAGCTAATGCTAGTGCAAAAGGAACAGAAACATTAGTTTATGCATTAGATGATGGAAAAGCTAATATTTTAGCAAAATGTATTCAAAAACAGATTGTTAATTCTCTTAATATGGTAGATAGAGGTATAAAAGCAAGACCAGATTTATGTGTATTAAGAGAAACAACTATGCCTGCGGTATTGGTAGAGACAGCATTTATTTCAAATCAAGAAGATGCTTATAAACTTATGTATAGAATAGAAGAATTTGCTAATGCTATTTCTCGTGGAATTACTGACGCAGAAAAATTATTTTAATAAGGAGATTGTATGAATATATTAAAAGAATTTGCAAAAATTTTTATCAGGTCCAAACTTGAGGATGAAAAACGAAAACTTAAAGATAAATTACAAAAACAAATAATTACAACTACTAGCACATCTGTAGTAGCTAGAAATGTGGCTTATCTTGGGATAATAGATAAGCTAGATGGTAAAGGTATCGCAGAAGTAAATAAAATTATAGATAAAATTTAA